GATCCTCGACGAGGTGCGCGTTCTCGACGGTCAGATCGCCAGCGCGGAAGAGGTGGAGAAGCGCAACCTCGAAGCCGCCGAAGCCCGAAAGCCGATCGACAGCGAGGTTCGCGGTGGCGCAATCGTAAAGAACGAGGCCCGAACCTACCGGCACAACGGCGACAACGACTTCATCGCCGACGCTTTTCGCGCTCAGATTCTCGGTTCGTTCGACGCTCGCGAGCGCATCGCCCGACATCAGCAGGAGGAAGCGATCGAACGTCGTGCCGTCGGAACATCGGCGTTCGCCGGTCTCGTCGTTCCGCAGTATCTCGTCGATCTCGTCGCCCCGGCGGCTCGCGCAGGTCGTCCGTTCCTCGACGGTGGGACTATGGGCCACAGCCTTCCCGATTCCGGCATGACGATCTTCATCAGCCGGATCACCACCGGCTCGTCAGCCGCTGTCCAAGCATCGGAAAACTCGGCGGTCTCCGAAACCAACATGGACGACACCCTGCTGTCGGTTCCGGTGATCACCGTCGCCGGTCAGCAGTCGGTTTCACGTCAGTCGTTGGAGCGTGGCACGAACATCGAGGAGATCGTCATGGGCGATCTCGTCCGGGCGTGGCACACCAGCCTCGACTCGCAGGCGATCGTCGGCTCCGGTTCGTCCGGTCAGGCGAAGGGCATCTACACGACGCTCGACGGCGGTGCCAACGAGATCACCTACACGGACGCTGATCCGACCGTCGCCGAACTGTATCCGAAACTGGCTGATGCCATTCAGCGTGTTCAGGCGGCGACGTTCCAACAGCCGACACATTGGCTCATGGCTCCTCGTCGGCTCGCCTTCTTCCTGAAGGCTCTCGACTCGCAGAACCGACCGCTGGTCGTGCCGACGGCGAACAATCCGACGAACGCCATGTCGACCGGTGACGGAGCAGTCCGTTACGCGAACAGCGGCTACTCGTTGCTCGGTCTGCCGATCATCACCGACGGCAACGTCCAACTGACGCTCGGCGCAGGTAGCAACGAGGATGTGATCTTCTGCGTGAATCAGATGGAATCGCACCTGTGGGAAGCCGCCGGTCATCCGATGATGCTGAACTTCGAGCAACCGAACGCCGCCAGCCTCAACGTCCTGATCGTCGTCTACGGGTACGCCGCCTACACCGCCGAGCGGTACGGCGCGGTCGGACACTCGATGATCACCGGCACCGGCCTCGTCGCCCCGACGTTCTGACCTAAACAAGAGGTGTCGGAGGGTTTCCGTAACCCTCCGACACCGTAAAAAGGAGCGGAGATGCCGTCGATCTTCTCACTTATGAGCGAACGAATCGGATACGTCCGACGAGGCCTGAAAGACCGTGTCGCTCAGGTGGACAAGGAAATCAAGCGGCTCGGCGGCGAAGCCGACAAAGCGTTGGAAGAAGTCAGCAAGGCTGTCGAGGAAACCGCCACCCTCGCCCAAGAGGTCGAAAAGGCGGTTCTCCGCAAATCCACCAAGAAGAAGTAGCCGATGCCTATCACGAACGGCTACGCGACATTAGCCGAAGTCAAATCGGCATTACGGATCAGCGACAACGACGACAACGAACGTCTCGAATCGGCGATCCAGCGAGCGTCCCGGTGGATCGACTCGAAAACAGGCCGGTTCTTCTATCAGCAGGCAGGCACTTTCGACTTCGTGTGTCAGAACCCGTATCGGATACGGATCGTCGACCTCGCAACCTCCGCAGGGCTCGTCGTCACATCGGACGACAACAACGACAACTCGTTTTCGGGAACATGGACTATCAACACGGACTTTCGTTTAGAGCCCACCGAAGCCCCAGCGTTCGGCCTACCGTTCAACTTCCTGTACGCCCAAGAATCAGAATGGATTCAGGACACTAGGGTTCGAGTGAACGGCACGTTCGGGTTCCCGGCGATCCCCGACCCGATCAAAGAGGCTTGCGTTCTCCTGTCCATCCGTCTCTACAAACGACCGGACGCACCTCTCGGAGTCGCCGGTTTCGGCGACATGGGCGCAGTCATGGTGCGCGGAACCGATTCAGACGCACAGTTCCTGCTCAACCCGTTTATTAGAGTGGCAGTCGCCTGAAATGACCGCCACCCTCTCGGAAGCGGCGACAGCCCTCGGCACAGCGATCTCGACGATCTCCGGGCTTCGGGTTATCGCCCATCCGACAGATCAGATCAATCCTCCGGTGGCAGTCATCGAGCCGAACAGCGTGGACTACCACAAAGCGTTCGCGAACGGTCTTTCGCAGATGACGTTCACGATCACCGTCATCGTGTCCCGAGCCGCCGACAGGCTCGCCCTCCTGAACGTCGATCCGTACATAGCGACCGAAGGCGCGTCGTCGATCCGGCAGGCAGTCGAAGATGATCAGACCCTCGGAGGAGTCGTTCAGGCGGTGAAGATGACAGGAGCAACGTCGTTCGTTACAATCTCGATAGCCGAAGCGTCCTATTTCGCGGCCCAAACAGAGGTGATTGTGTATGCGTAAGTTCAGGATCATCGGTTCATGCGAGGTCGCCGGACGGCAACCGGGCGAAACGATCTCCGAAACCGACCTTCCCAACATCAACATCGACGCTCTGATACGATCAAACCATCTCGCAGTAATCGGAAAAACGAAGGAGACCAAAAATGCCGAAACAAGTGATGCTGAACCCGGTGATCACGATCAACTCGGTGAACCTGAGTGACCACATCGCGTCGGTGACAATCGACGAAAACTTCGATGAGGTGGACACAACCGCTTTCGGTTCTACGGCCCGGACGAGGGTCGCTGGTCTCGGTGACCACTCGATTTCGCTGGACTTCCATCAGGACTATGCAACGTCCAGCGTCGAGCAGACCATCGACAGTCTCGTCGGAACGGTCGTCCCCGTCACCGTGAAACCGACGAACGCCGCGATCGCCGCCGACAACCCCGAATACCAGTTCAGTTGTCTGATCACGGCGTGGCAACCGGTCAACGGTGCGGTCGGCGATCTCGCGGTCGCGTCGATCTCATGGCCTATCAGCGGAGCAATCACACGGGACATCACACCGTAAAAAGAAAAAGAGGGCAACATGATCGGAGTTTCACTCCAAATAGAAATACCCGACGAAACGTACACGATCCCGGTCACGGCGCGTGGAGCCGTCAACTTCGAGCGTCAGTTCAAGATGGGGATCACTAAAGCGTTCGCCGATCAACAGAAAATCGAACACCTCTACTGGCTCGGCTGGGAACAAACCCGACTTTCGGGAAGGGTGGTGAAACCATTCGACTCATGGCTGGATCAGGTGATCAAAGTTCAGTTCGTGTTCGAAGGTGAATCGGCCCCTTTAGAAGATTCGACAACACCGTCATCGAGTTGATCGCGACGGTCGCCGTCGAGACAGGGATTTCACCGAACGATCTTCTCGACACCCCATCTGAGATTCTGCTCGCCATAATCGGTATTCTGAAAAAGAAATCGGATGCCTACAATCGGGCGATGAACCGGAGGAGGGGAAGATGAACAACCTCACGGTCACGGTCAGCGGTGTTCGCGAAACGCTCAAAGCCCTCCGTCAACTCGACCCGGAGTTCCGTCGGGAAACGATCCGACAGATCAAGATGAAAGCGAAGCCGATCAAGACGACGGCAGAGAAGGCGTTACCGAACAGCATCATGCGGAACTGGCGTGACACACCGGCAACGAAAGGCCGTGTCCGAGGCGGCAAAGGTTGGCCCCCGTACAATCAGACTCAGGCTCGACGGGGAATCAAGATCGTGTTCGGTGGTCGGGCGAGCCCGAAGAAAACCCAATGGTCGTTGCTGAAGGTACGTCAGGCCGACCCAGCCGGAGCGATCTTCGACATGGCAGGACGAAAAAACTTCGCCGGGAACGGCACGGTTCAGGCGATGACGTTTATGCGGAACCTCGATTTGGCGTCGAACAATCGGAAACCATCTCGAACCATTTGGATGTCCGTCGAAAAGAACAATGCTGAAGTTGTGTCCTCCGTCGTCGACGCTCTTCGTAAAGCCGAGATTCATGTTCAGACACTGATCGTAGGCAAGTCGTGAGCATCGTCGCCCGGATTTTCGCGGAGTTCAATCCGAAAGGGGTTCAGGACGCATCAGATTCGTTCGAGAAGTTCGGGAAAAAGGTCGCTGGCGCACTCTCGATCGGCACGATCGTCAAGTTTTCCTCCGAGTTCATTAAAGCGGCGGCAGAAGATGAGGGCGCACAACGTCGCCTTCAAACACAGTTGGAGAACACGACAGGAGCGACGGCAGATCAGGTTGAACAGGTCGAGCGTTTCATCGAGAAAACGCAGATGGCGAAAGGTGTTCTCGACGACCAACTGCGACCGGCTCTCGGCAATCTCGTTCGCGCTACAGAAGATGTCACCAAGGCTCAGGAACTCCTCGAACTGGCGATCGACATCTCGATCGGAACAGGTCGCGATCTCGAAGCGGTTTCGATCGCGCTGGCGAGAGCGGAGGATGGGAACACTACAGCCCTCCGAAAGTTAGGTATTCAGACGAAAGACACCGAGGGGGAAACGCTTTCCTTCCAGGAAGTGTTGAAGAAACTGTCGACCACTTTCGGAGGGCAGGCCGACAAAGCGTTGGAAACCACCGAAGGAAAAATGCGGCTCCTCGAAATCCAAATGGAGGAAACGAAGGAAACGATCGGTGCGGCGCTCATTCCGATTTTCCTCGATGTGGTCGATGCCCTGACACCGATTTTGACGACCTTTCAGGCTCTCCCCGATCCGATTCAACAAACGGTCGTGTTCACATCAACTTTCGCCGGTATTTTCGTGGCGGCATCCCAAGCGTTAGAAGGTTTCGGACTGTCGGCAGGGAAAGCGAATGTTGCGCTCGGTCTCCTCGGCGTTTCGTTAGGACTCGCGATCGTAATCTACGGAAACTACAACCGACGAAAAGAAGAAGCGATCCAACGCACTAACAGTCTAGCGAAGGCGTTAGATCAAGAAGCCGGAGCGCAACAGGAGTCGATTCAGGAACTCGTCCGAAGTGACAAAAACATTCGACGACTAGTAGAAACGACGACCGCCTTCGGCCTGACGCTCGGTGATCTCGAAGAGTTTTACAAGAGCGGAACAGGTGAACTCGCCAAACTGCTCGAAGTCGTCGACGAATACGGCAACCGCAGTAGCACCGTCGACGGTGAAGGCCGAAAGTTGGCTGAAGGATTAGGACTCACCGAGCAAGAGGTCGAAAAACTGTTCGGCAGTTACAGCAATCTCACTCGCAGTCTTGATGTGGTGGAAACGGAATCCGGGCGGCTCCGAAAAGAGTTCATCGACACCGAGGCGACGACGAAAATCGTCAAAGAGGCGACCGGAGAACTCGCTCTTTCACAGGAAGAAGCCGCGCAGAAGGCGAAACTCGACGAGGAAGCACAGGCCGAACTCACGAAAGAACTTCAGGAGCAGGAACAAGCGTTGAAAGCGGTGATCGACGCACAGTTGGCGGCGTTCTCCTCACAGATCGGACTCGAACAGGCGACCTTCAAGACGATCGACGCGATCTCAGAGTTCAACGTGCTTCAGGATCAGATCATCAAGGGGACGTACGAAGGAACCGATGTTTTCCGCGACTTCGCCGAAGCCGAGAACGAAGTCTTAGAAGCCACGTTGAGACAGGCAGCGGCGGCGGCGAAACTCGCCGAAGATAACGCGAAAGCGTCCGGTGCCACTCTTACGGCGGCACAGTCGGCGATCATTCAACGCGACGAACTAAACAAGGTCGCGCAAACCCTCGATCCGTCGTCTCCCCTGCGGAAACAGTTGATGGAGTACGTCACCGAACTCAACACGCGCATCCCGAAAGAGGTGCGAACTAATCTGAAGATCGCCGCCGACGCG